AGACGCTTTGTGCTTTTGCTTATTTGATTATTCACATAGAGCAGGCAGAGCAGATCAAGTCCTAAATAATAAGAAACAAGACTTCTGGTGTAAGTTTCAATTCCAAATAAATGGTTTGGATTACTTTATAGAAAAAGCAGCTCAGAAGTATGCAAAAGGTCCTTTAGCTGGTAAACTGCGAGTTGATATAAATTTTTGGTATGTGAATGCGGAAGGTGAAACAGTCAGCTTGAATGGAGAGCAGCGCAAAGATACAAACCGAATTATACAAACCTATGTAGGTAGCTTTGATGACTTTATTTTAACAGCCTTATCTCTACAAGGTAATAATTCAAACTTTATAGAAAAGACACAAGGTGAGCGAAAAGATTTATTAGCAAACTTCTTAGACTTGAAAGTTTTTGACTTATTAACAGAGCTAGCAGCAAAGGAGATAAAAACAACAACAGTTTTGTTAGAGGAATACCAAAAGCAGGATTTTGACCAAAAGCTAGGTGACGCAGAACGATCGATTGACCAGCTAAACAACCAGTACAAAAACGTACAGGAGCTTTACAATAAGACTGAAGCAGAGACAGCTGATTTAAACAATAAAATGGTTGAATTGGCAGCCAAACTACGACCAAACGAAGCAGGTGGTTTAGTTTTAGATACCTTGGAGAAAAATGCTCAAAACCTACAAAGTAAACTGGTAGCTCAAAGAAAACAAGTTGAAACACTTGAAAGCAGTACAAAATCCATTAGGGATGAAATAGTGAATTGTTCTTCGTTTTTGAGTGGAAAGGATATTGAAGGAATACAAGACACTTATAAGTTTTATACAAATAAGTTAGATGCAAAAAAGGAATTAGACAACACTTTAGCTCACTACAAAATAACAATCGGAACAAAGTTAGATAAGCTTAAAAAGCTAGAAACTCACGAATATGATCCAAACTGTAAGTATTGTACATCTAATGCATTTGTAAAGGATGCTATAGCAACTAAAGAGGAGTTGGAAGATGATAAGAAGGCGGTAGCAGATTTTCTTGCAAAAAAGAAAGAAGTTGATGATTACATTGAGCAAGCTGCTTGGGTTGTAAAAGAGTATAATGAAATAACAAAAGTTATTGATCTGGCTCAAAAACTAAAAAGAGACCTACAATTAGAGGAATCAAGATTAGCAACTACACAGTCTCAATTAGAGGTTTTAACACGTGAAATTGAGCAGAATCAAGCAAACATTGACCTTTATCATAAAAACATAGAGACTATCCATTTTAACGAAAAAACACAGGAGACCATCAATCTAACAAAGAGGTCCTTAGATGCTAAGCGTTTTGACCTAACCAAATACAGCAAACAACTGCAGGATATTCATGGCAAGATAAAGGTAGCTGAGGTAGTTATAGAAGAGTGTAATGCAAACATAATCCACATGCAGCAACTAAGTGATAAACAAGTTGCTTATGATTATTATCAAAAGGCTGTTGGACGAGATGGTATTCCTTATATTTTAATAAGCAAGGCAATTCCATTCATTCAAAATTATGTTAATAACATATTAACACAAGTTGTTGACTTCACTATAGAAATAGAAACAGATGGAAAGAATATTAACGTATTCATAGTATATGATGGGAATAAGTGGCCATTAGAGTTGGCATCTGGTATGGAAAGGTTTGTATCAGCCTTAGCTATAAGAGTGGCGTTGATTAAGATAACTAACCTACCAAAGCCAGACTTTATAGCTATAGATGAAGGCTTGGGTGTATTAGATAGTAGTAACTTAAACTCTATGCATATGTTCTTTAATTACTTAAAAGATGTGTTTAAGTTTACTTTAGTAATTAGCCATATTGATGTTGTGAGAGACATGATGGACACAATCCTATCAATAGATAGGAAAGATGATTTTAGCTATATTAACTACTAGCTACTATTTATTATAAAAGCATAGCATGTCGGTAAATCCTTACAGATCAAGATTATTAAAATACTATTATTTAGAAAACTTTCCAGTTGTAGACACAAGTTCAAACTCTCCACAATACTTCAACATAGTTGATTTTCCTGAAGAAGTAGGTGGAGGTAAAAACTTGGTAGTCTTCTTAGGAAATAGCCAAGGTTTAGCAACAGGTTACTCTATAGACGCTGAGGTTGTAGACGCTGATGGACAGCCTATATACTACGAATTCAGTACTTTAACTGATCGATTTGGAAACCGCTACCTAAGTTTTGACATATACGACAACACTGCACCAGGATTAGCAACTTTGTATTTAGTGGGTGTAACCAACAACGCACCAGTAGTAGAAGGAAAGTATAATGTAATCTGGTCAAGACAGTTTGTAGTAACGCCATACAAAAGAAACGACGCTGACTTAGTATTCGACACACCAGCCTTAGTTGAGGTGGATCAGGTAATACTTCCATATGCTTACCGCTCATCCTCAATAGCTACAATCCCTACAGCCAATGCTACATCAAGCACATTATCTTTAACACAAGCAAACTTTTCAGGATTTGATAAACTGGAAGCGGACGATTTAGGAATCTTAGATAGTGCAATACAGCCAATAGCAGTAAGTGCATCAGCCAACTCAACAACAATAAATTCAGTTAATACAACATTCCGTTCACTACAATCAGACATTGAAAGTGGCTTTAAAATAGGTACATGGAGCAAATATAATACAATTTTATCAGCCTCATCACCAATCTTTAATTCTGGATTTATTGGAGCTACGTTGGAACTTGATGTGAGTAGAGGAATAAACTCATTTACGTTTACACCTGCAACAGCTTCTAATTTTAGTGGATCTTTGTTAAATACCTTAGACAACTTTCAAGCAGTGGTTGTTGATGTATTGGATTCAAATAGAGTATTAATTAACAAAAAAATGCAAATCAGTGGTGTGGTGAATAGAGGAGGTGGTAGATTTGCAACAAGTGCTCACACTATAGAATCTGCACGAGGCTTTACAGGCAGCTTTCAATATAGACCAAACAGTTTGTTCTACGTTACAAGCTCAGCAATATCATCAAGTTACCTGCAATTTACATTTAGAGACTTGAGACCTATTGGAGGTCAGGTTAACAGCATAAAAACATACTACAGGCTATCAGATAGCTCAACAGATTTTAAATTGTTAAGTGATCAGTTGGTTAAGCCTATCGAACTGCTGGTAGATCCAAACTATCCAAACCAGACGGGTTATGGGTTGGGAATATCAGATTACAGATTGGTGGGTCATTTTACAACACAAAGCATTTTAGACCTTTACTGGTTGTTTGGACAAGATACTCCAACAGATACGGTTGAGTACAACACAGGTTCTATAGTTTACTCACAACCTCAAATAGATAGTGTTAGACTACAATCAAATACTGCAAGCTTTGATCTATTTTACACAAAAGACTATCAAACCTATATAAAAGGTCAAACATATACAATCAGCTTTGAAACTACGATTGATGTCGATACAGAGCTGGAAGTCTATATGTCAAGTGAAGCTACAAAACCTAGCATAACTTCACGTCAAACAGCCCCAATTGCCTTTTTTGACGATCAACAACTAAACAAAACTAGAACTGGAGAACCTTACTCTAGATTTGGAAAGTTTTTAGGTAAAATAAAAAATTTAGAAAGATCTACAAAATACTTTGGACGAGTTGGTTTCGACTTCATTCCTGATGAGGATGGGTTAGGTAGACCAGTTTTTAGGTTAGTTTCTAAAAGTGGAACTCGAAATGCATACCTATCACGAATAAGCATTACGCCAACAACCTTGGCAGGCTTTACTCCAGATCTTGTGCAATTTGCACTTCCGGTGGAATCTGATATACTATCTCAAGTAATGTCTCAAAGTATAGATTTGAAGTTTACATACCACGATTATACAGGAAGGCAATCAGAATATGAAACATACATATCTGATGTAAGATTAAACTTTCAGAACACGGCTGTTGGATTTGGCTGCAGTGCAGAAAGACTTGGTTGGACTTTTGGATTTCCATATTATGCACAAGCAATATCAGGTGCAACATTCTTCTCTGCTAATCTATTAGGCTTTGGCTACCCATTAGTAAGTCAATCAGCTTATGGTGCAGCATCGAGAGTGTCACCGAGTGGTGTACCACATACAAGAAGTTTTTGGCCTCTTCCATTTTATAGCACTCAACCAGGTGATACTGGAAGCAACCAACGACTAGATTATGCTAGAGCGTTGGGAGTAGAATCTTTTGCATTAGGCTTAGGCACAATCTATTCTAGCTTTTGGAATACAAGAGTTCCAGTTTTACCAGGCACACACTCAATAACACCTCAATCAATAACATACACATCTGTTTTATCAGATAATATACAGGGTGATGCTGCACAAGGAAGAATTACTTCAAGTTGGGTTTGGACAGATCCTTTCTACTTAAACTATAGTTATACAGGTAGCACCAACGTCCAATACGTTAATGCTTTCTTAAACCACGGATATCGTGGCTACGACTCTTCTAGTATTACAAACATAAGGTTTCCAGAAAAAGGGTTAATAGGGATTACAAGAGCGGATGTATCTAATAGCTACGCCTCTCATAGTCGCAACTTAGGATCTGGAGCTGCCAACATTAGGAATAAGACAGAAGCTTTAAAGAAGAGAAGGTTGATGTGGCCTGTAAATGGTCCATACTCAGCAAGCTACTTTACCGAAAATGGTGGATTATACAATGTTAAGTTTACAATTGCTAGATCAGGCTCTTACTCACCTGATACTGGAAGCTACTTATCTGTTTACATATTTAATGCAAACGCAACTCTAACAACGGCAAGTGCTGACTTAACTGAAGGCTATACTGGACAGATTCCACCAAGTCAAAATGTAGTTAAGATAGGACATCTTTATAAAGAAAATGGTGTAGTATCTCCAGCCATATCTTGGTACAACGAGTATGAAAATACTTTTTATGATAGATACGATGTAAATTTAGTTCAATGGGGAACACCAGCACAACTAGTATTTGATCCAGGATTCACAGGAAGTATTAATCCCAACTTTTCAACATCGTTTGGATGTTTTATTACTGATGTTTCGTTTTGCAAAATAGGTGTGGTGACCGATCCACAATACATTAAACCACCAAACTTTAGAGAGGTATGATATCTAATAGTAGAATAAGGAGTGTTAAATCACCAATACAGCCAATATCTCTATTCACGAGTAATCCATATATGGAAAAGGTGTTTATTAAAAACATCTATCAAAGATGGGGTGGTGAGAGTATTGAGCAAATAAAACAAAAAGAAGAAGATAATCCATATACTTTACGTATAGGATTACCACACCTTGATGAACAATTAAAACACGACAACATATTTTTTATACAAAGTTATCTCAGCTATAACCCAATTACAAAGGATGTTGAAAAAAGAGAAATAATTCCGTACAGAAATGTAGAAAAGGTGTATATTGGACAATCTGCAAGTGAAGTTGAATACAAGGATGCCAAGCTATTAGTAGCGGGAAAAGTTGTTGCAGATGACTATGCTTTTTTAGGTGAATCTAATTCTTTAAAATTAACTATTCAAGATCTTTTAAACAAAATTCAAAAACTTGAAGAAGAGGTAAGAAGATTAAAGCATCAACACCAAAACGAAACTATTTATAAGTAACAAAACCTTTGTATGAATTTATTAGCAAAATATTTAGTAGAGTCTATTTTAAAAGAGGAGGAAAGCGGCATTACCGTATTAATGCCTGGTGGATTTAAACCACCACACGGAGGCCACTTAGAACTAGCTAAAAGATATGCAGATCTTCCACAAGTATCAGAAGTTCAAATATTAATAGGACCTGCAACTAGAGACGGAATTACAAGAGACCAGTCTCTAAAGATATGGAAGCTGTTATTAGCAGGAGCACCAAACATAAAAGTGATACCAGTGCTAGAAGATAATCCACTACTGGCTGCATACAAGTTTATTGAAAAGGCTGAACCAGGTGTTTATGCTTTAGCATCATCCAACAAAGGTGGTGATTATGAAAGAGTAAAAAAGTTTGTTGAGGGACACAGCGAGTCAGGAAAATACCATAGAGCTGGTGTTGATGTGGTAGAGTTACCTGTAGATGTAGCTCCACTACCATATGCAAATCGTTCACCAAAAGCTGAGAAATACGTCCCAGGCAAAAGTGAAAATGGTAAAGGTGTAAGTGCTTCTATTTTAAGAAAGGATTTGGCTAACAAAGACTTTGACGCATTTAAAACAAATTATCCAAATGTTCCTTCTGAGCAGGTGCTTAAAAGCATTTACAATATTTTAACAAAAGAGATAAACGAAAGTAAGCTACGTGCATTTGACTTTGATGATACGCTAGTAAAAACAAATGCTAAGGTTTACGTAACAAAGAAAATTACAGGACGAAAGTTAGTATTGACTCCAGGCGAATACGCTGTTTATAAGCCTGATGAAGGAGATACTTTTGACTTTAGTGATTTTGAATCACCAATCAAAAATGCAGTAGAACTAAAAAAATATACAAACATAATGCGTAAAGTTCTTCAATCACCAGACAGAGATAGAAGAACAGTAGTTTTAACAGCTAGAGCTAATCCATCAGTTGTATATGACTTTTTGATGAAGTTAGGCATTCGAGTACCCGTTATAGCAGTGGGTAGCTCTGATCCAATGAAAAAAGCTGAGTGGATAGAAAAGCAGATCAAGGATGGTTATGATGATATTTATTTCTTAGATGATTCGGAGAAAAATATTAGAGCTGTTGAGACTTTGAAGACAAAGTATCCTAACGTTAAATTAAAAACTCAATTAGTACCTAGAGAAGAACCAATGAATGAAAATAAAATAATAACTGAAGGTGGAGCAGCTGGACACTTAGCACATCCATACGAGGATTATGACCTAACATTTGCTGATGTTGTAGCAATGATACAAGCTGCGTTAAGTGGAAAAATTGAATCAGCTCAAGAGAAGCTAGATGGACAAAATCTAATGGTAACCTACAAAGATGGTCAAGTTAGAGCAGCAAGAAATAAAGGTCAGGTTAAGAATATGGGTGCAAACTCACTAACAACGAAACAAATAGCTGATATGTTTGCTGGTAGAGGTCCTATCCGCAACGCATTTGTAGAAGCAATGGCTGACCTAGAGGAAGCTATTAACAAGCTAACACCTGCACAAAAAGAAAAGTTTTTTGAGAATGGGAAAAAGTTTTTAAACTTGGAAGTACTATATCCAGAAACAGCAAATGTAGTTCCTTACGGAGCAGCACAATTAAGGTTGCATCACATTAAAGAATATGATGAAGCTGGAAATGTTGTAGGAGAGGATATTGAGAGTGCTAAGCGTTTAGAAGGTGCATTAAGACAAGTAGAAGCACAAAACCAAAAAACTTACGAGATAAGAATAACAGACCCTTTAACAATAAAGAAATCATCTGATTACAAGCAACAAAGAGATGAGTTGGTTGGAATGTTAAAAGATGTAATGAAAAATTACGGCTTAAAAACTGGAGACAAGATGAGTCTTTATTTTGAGAAGTGGTGGCGCAACTATATAACCCAAACAGCTAAACAATATAACTACGACATACCAGCAAACGTATTACAACAGCTTATCAATAGATGGGCATTTGATATGAAAGATGTGAATATTAAAACAATTCGCGATGGTATTGACAACGAAGAATTTAAAAATTGGGTAGCAACTTTTGATAAGACAGAAGTTTTAAAACAACGAAAAATAGCAACAAGACCAATTGAAAATTTATTTTTAAAACTTGGTGTATACACTCTAAAAAATATTGAAAACCTTGTGGCTTTAAATCCAAACGATAGTGTTCGTAAAATGAGAAAAGATTTGAAAGACAGTATTGCAAAGATTAAAGCGACGGCAAATGACCCACAATCTGGTGATGTAGCAATGCAATTCTTAAAACGTGAATTAGAGCGTTTAAAAGACATTGGTGGATTTGATGCAATATTACCTACAGAAGGACTTGTTTACAAGTACAATGGAAAGCTTTACAAATTAACAGGAGCATTTGCACCGGTAAATCAAATATTAGGATATTTAAAATTTTAAAAAATGGCAAGAATAAAATTAAAAAATCTAGTTCAACTAGATGAAAAAAAGCAAGCGATAGCAACATCTGAAAAAACAAACATCACTCTACACTTTGATGATGGATTCAAACAAGTAGGTGAAAATGGAACACCAGAGCTTAACTTTGTTATAAGTATGAGTAGTGTGGGAGGTAAGGAGTATTTCAGAGAGGTTGGAGATAAAGAAGAAGCTCAAAGAATGCTTGAAGCAATTCGCTTGGAGTTCAGAAGAGCCTTACGTAAGTTTGACAAGAGAGTTGCACACGTAGTGGATAAATATAAATTACATACACGCTAATGGATTATCATGTTATGACCTCAAACAAGCACACAGTTCGTAAAGAAGGTGATGTTTGGGAAGAAAATGGAAAAACTTGGACCATAAAAAATGGTATCAAGAAATCAACCGGAAAACTCGATTCATATAGAAGAGAGTTAATTATGCCAATTGCATGTCCAAAATGCAAATGCGCAATGAAAAGCACAGTACATGAGCCTTTTTGGAAATTGTACAAGATGTGTCTCAATTGTGTGATTGACATGGAACATGAGATTAGAAAGGCTGGAAAGTGGGAAGAATATGAGCGTAAGAAAATAGAAGCAAACGCCAATAGCTTTTACAAAGATTTAGAACAATATGTAGAAGAGTTTATAGGCGTTCAATCAGCTGACAGCTTTGTGACTGAGGATGGTGCAAAAGAAAGTTGGATAGACAATACAAAACAAAAAGCAGAAGAGATAGGAAAACAAGAACTCGATCAACTGCAAAAAGTAATAACTGATTACACAAACAAAAAGACTGATAAATGACAAAATTATCATCAATTCTAAAAGAGGTAGAAAATAAAGCAAATCTTGCAAAGCTAGACCAAGCAATGCAAAGTGGTTTATCTGCAATGGCCAGTGAGTTTTCTTCACAAAAGGATGCCTTAAAACAAGATGTAGCACAAGCTGATATAGAAATCAACGAATCTGTAACAGCATTAACCATTATAGGTGCATTCCTGGCAGCTCCAAAATTATTAGAACTTATTGCAAAAGGTTTTGGAAAGCTTATATCTGTGTTTCAATCGATAATTAAGCCAGGCCAAGCAAAAACTGAAGAAGGGCAGATCGCAGCTGTAGAAGCTATTGTACATTTTACACACAAGTGGCACAAGATGTATATTAAAGGAATAAAGGGCCTACTAAAGATTACAGGATTATTTGCAAAAGCTGGAATTAAAAAGGAGGTTGATCAACAAAGAGCAGCGGAGTTGGTGTTTTATACTATTGTAGCTGGCCTTGCTGTTTATTCTGGATTTGGAGCAGTATCAGCGTTCAAATCAGGTCTGGCTAAGGTAGCAGCAGCAGGTGGAACCGCAGCTGGAGATTTTGCTTTAGGATCTTTTGAAGTAGCAATGGCTTCTATCAAGAGTGGTGAGCTTAGTGAATTTTTAGGAAAGGTCGGTCTTAAGACAGCTTAGATATTTATAAGTATGAATGAACAATCAAAAGGCCTTTGGCACAATATTAGAGCTAAGCGGGCAAGAGGTGGTAAACCCGCTCGTAAAGGCTCAGAAGCGTATAAAAAAGCAGTAGCAGCTGCTAAGCGCATTAATGCAAAAGAGTCTGATGATTCGGAGGAAGACATTCCAGCACAAACAACTACAACGGGAAGTTTAGAGGCAATGCCAGGCAATGTGTATGAGGAGATGGATGTTTGCAATAGATGTGCAGTTGCCTTATTAGAGGATATTAAAGCTGGTAAGTTTCCTCTAACAGAAGCAGAATATCAAGGACGTAAGGTATCGTTAGGTAAACCTTTTAGAACATCAGGAGGACCTAAAAAGTTTGCAGTATATGTAAAGAATAATAAGGGTAATGTTATAAAGGTTAATTTTGGAGATCCCAACATGCGAATAAAAAAATCAAACCCAGAAAGAAGAAAATCTTTCCGTGCAAGACATAAGTGTGATACACCTGGTCCAAGATGGAAAGCAAGATACTGGTCGTGTAGAAAGTGGTAATATGCCGTATAGAGCACAAAAACAAGGAGATAAATACGTAGTCTACAACAAAGAGACTGGTAGACGTGTTGGAGCAACTGCTGGCAACAAAGAAGCCCTACGTAAATATTTAGCAGCCTTACACATAAATGCTAAGGAAGGTGTAAACCTTAAAGAAGAATTGCGCACATTAATCAGAAGAGAAATAGTGCGTGCATTGTCAACTAAATAACAAACATATGGACTCCAGTGAGAAACGAACTAAACAAAATAGACATTTTACAAAAGATAGTGTTGATGATGGGAATGTTTTTCAACCCTCTTGGATTCGACGTACTTTTCTACACAATCCTGAAATTGACGAATTCTTATTGGATTACAACCTCTCTTTTTTACCTGGCATCAGCATTATGCTTTGGTTCATACTTCTTACTGGGACGATACTTTAATAAGAAAAAATAAACTATTTATATAAAATGAAACTAATAAACCTAATACCGCTAAGAGAGGCAGATGAGCAATCAAATCCAGAATTAATTGCTACTCCCTATTTCCGTGAATTTCAAACATCTCACGGCTACAAACCATTATTTAAGTACATTGGTACAAAGGGTGAGCAAATGATATTTAAAGCTGATGTTACCGATTTTGGTATGTTAGATCTTATTGTAACAGATGCTCAGCTATTTGCAAAAGTAACTGAAAAAGAGGCTACTTTTGGAATTGTATATACCTTAAGTGGCTTAGAGCAGTTCGATGCAACAGTTTGCAAAATGAAACAAAAAGACGGTCAAATAGAGCATATCATGTTTGATAATAAAGATAAGAAAAACTTTGACGCAAAAACAACAAATTTTGTAGACCTTCTTGATAAGCAATAAAAATGTTTGAAGTTTGTAGCATAAACCTTAGTAACAAAACAGCACTAACAAAACCAATAAACTGGTCATCGGACCAGTTTTTTAGTTGCCAATTAACCCAATTTGATAGAGAGGGTTATGAGCTGTTACCAATTGAACAAGAATATTACAAAGCCAACGGAATAACTTTACATAGAGAGGATGTTTTAGCACATGAAAGTGGTCAAAAAGAAGGTTGGTATGCAGTAAGCTGTAACTGGCTTAAGCAGGTAAAGGCACATCCAAATCTATTTTTAGACCATTCACTAGTAGTACAACGTTTTGGTTTTGATGGGGAAGCATTAGAGCAGCTTAAACAATATGCAAAACAAAGACCAGAGTTAAAAAAGCTTATAAATACAAAAACAAAGTGGGGCCACGATTTCTGTTTAGATTGGATTGATGGAGATGGTGTGATTGAAATAATACATTGGGAATGGGATTTTAGAAATTATGCCGATTATTTAGAGCATAAAAATCACATGGAAAATATGATAAAAGAGACTAATTGGGAATTTTTTGCAAAATACATAATTGGAAAGTTTAAAAACACATCCCTATCAATAACCTCAGAAGAACTAGGTGATGCAAAAGCTAGGTATTTTGGATTAGAAAAAGCTTTTCGTCTTTACAAAACTTTGTAATATTTATAAGAAAACTATAATATGAAAAAAGCACAAACTAAACAAGAGCGTTTACTTCGCCAAGAAGTTCGCAACCTAATAGCAAAAATCCTAAAAGAGGAAGAAGAATCAGGTGCAGAAAACCAAAGCTCTGAAGAAGGTGAAGCTAAAGAACAAGACAGCTCAGCTGAATTAGATGAGTTTAAAGCTCGCTTTATACAAAAGTATAGAAGCATTGAAGGTGCTATGGATATGGAGACTGTAGTAGACACTTTTTCAAGTATATTTGATTCATTTGGAATGTCTAATGAGCAAAAAATACAAGTATTAAAAGCGATCAGAAACAATATTGTAAGATAATGAAAGTTAGAATTAAGGAGATAATCAAGCGCTTACGTGAAGAAACCGAATACCAGCAATTCTTCCAAAAAGCTATGAAAAAGTTTGGAATAAACGCACCATCTGAATTAGGCAGCGCTGAAAAAAAGAAGGAGTTTTTTGATTATATAGACGCTAACTGGAAAGCAGGCCAAGAGTAATGAAGCCTTTTTTAATTCAGCTAAGCATTCTGCTAATCGGATTAGGTATAGGCTTCTATTCTGGAATAGCTTACATCAATGCAGTAAAGTATGAAGAATTGGATAAGCTGCAGCAAACAATAAAGGTGTTGCAAGATTCAATTGATTCACGTGATGCTAAGATAAAGCAGCGTGAAGTTATTATAAGTGGTTTAGAATCTAAAATAGATACTCTAAACACCATAAACACTTTAAACAGACAGAGACTGCAGAGACTGAGAAAAAATTTAAACGATGAAATTAACAAGATTAAAACATATAGCACTTCTGATATTGCTGACTATCTCGACAAGCGTTATAGCACAAGATAGTTTAGTATGCAAACCTAAAAGCGTAATGCTAAAGGTTATACAGGATTTGAAGGCTTATGATGTGTGTAAGCAGGAAGTGGAGATAGTTGATTCTATGTATAAAGTAGAATTTACAAAAAATACAGTAAAAGACTCCATAATAACAGAGCTTAGACAAAATAATAAAGACTACCAATCTAACTTAAGTGATTGTAAGGCAATCAACGCAGGATATGAAGCAGTAGTAAAAAAACAACAAGAGGTTATAACTAATTTGGAATGGACGGTACTGGGTTGGAAAATTGCAACCGGAGTTGTAGCTGTAATAGGATTACTGCCGTGGGTACTATAAAGTTATGGAAAATACAAATAAAAGTATTAAGGAAATTATTAAAGAGGAGTACATAAAATGTGCTCAGAATCCACAACACTTCATAAAGAAGTATTGTATGATTCAACATCCAACAAGAGGAAAAATACCATTTCACCTCTACCCATATCAAGAAGATACATTAGAAGATTTTTTAGAGAATGATCGTGTAATTATTCTAAAATCCCGTCAGTTGGGTATTAGTACCTTAATTGCGGCTTATGCGTTATGGATGATCTTATTCCATAGCGATAAAAACGTATTAGTTGTTGCGATTGATCAATTAACATCTAAGAACCTTGTAACAAAGGTTAGTGTTATGTTGGACAATCTACCATCGTGGTTACGTATGGGAACAACTGAAAGAAACAAACTAAGTATTCGTTTAAACAACGGATCACAAATTAAAGCCGTAGCAAGTACAGGTACATCAGGTCGTTCAGAAGCTTTATCATTGGTTATTATTGATGAGGCGGCTTTCGTTGATGGAGCAGAAGAGTTGTGGGCATCCTTACAACAAACCTTATCAACGGGTGGTAGAGGTATTATTTTATCAACTCCTAACGGTACCGGTAACTTTTTCCACAAACTGTGGGTTAAAGCTGAAGCTGGTGAAAACAGATTCAAGACCTTAAGACTACCATGGCAAGTACATCCTGAACGTGATCAAGCTTGGAGGGTAAGACAAGATGAAGAGTTAGGAACAAGACTAGCAGCACAGGAATGTGATTGTGACTTCTCAAGCTCGGGTAATACAGTAATATCTCCAGATCTTTTAGCTTATTACTTACAAACAACTGCACAAGAGCCTGTAGAAAAAAGAGGGATCGATGGTGGTTTGTGGATATGGGAACAACCAGTGTATGGAAAGTCTTATATAGTAACAGCGGACGTTGCTCGTGGTGATGGAAGTGACTACTCAGCATTTCATGTAATAGATCCAGAGCGAATGATCCAGGTTGCTGAGTATAGAGGTCAGCTTACTACAAAAGAGTATGGTAATATGTTGGTAGCAATAGCTACTGAGTATAACGACGCGTTGCTCGTAGTAGAGAATGCCAACGTTGGTTGGGCAACTATACAACAAATAATTGATAGAAATTACTCTAACCTTTACTATACATACAAGCACGATGTATTGGATTCGGATGCGTTCCTTACTAAAGGATATGATTTAGCAAGCAAGTCTGATATGGTCGCAGGATTTACAATGTCAAGCAAGATAAGACCCTTAGCCATCAGTAAAATGGAGTTGCATATGCGAGAAAAAAATGTTATAGTACGATCTAAGCGCCTTTTAGATGAGCTAGCAACGTTCATTTGGAAGAGTGGTAGAGGAGAAGCAGCAACAGGTTATAATGATGACTTGGTGATGAGCTTCTTACAAGGCTTATGGGTGCGAGACACTGCTCTACGCTTAAAACAAGCAGGTATAGAATTGACAAAAATAACAATGAAAGCAGCAAGAAATAGTGCCAACCTATACAAAGGATCTTATAGAACAGAAGACCCGTTTAAAGTTAATGTAGGGAAGTCACGAGAAGATATTACTTGGCTTTTGTGATATTTATAAAAAAGCATATTTAAATGGCAGAAAAACAAAATTTATTTAGACGATTACAAAAACTATTTTCCACTGATGTTATCATTAGAAACGTAGGAGGAAACCAGATCAAGGTAATCGATACAGATGCTGTACAATCTTCAGGTAACATTGAAACAAATAGAAGGATTGACAGATTCTCAAGACTATATCAGAATCTTCCAGGCTTCAGCTACTATCATGGTCAGCTACATTTAGCAACACGATTAGAGCTTTTTAGAGATTATGAAGCAATGGACACAGATAGTATCATCTCTTCGGCATTAGACGTATACGCTGATGAGGTAACAGTAAAAAATGAGTATGGTGATGTTCTTACCATAAAAAGTCCAGACGAGAAAGTTCAAAAAATATTACACAATTTATTCTACGATGTATTAAACATTGAGTTTAATTTATGGCCTTGGACCAGAAACGTATTAAAGTATGGAGATTTTTTCTTAAAGCTTGACATTGCAGAAAATTTTGGTGTTATTAACGTTGAACCCATCGCAGCATACGAGATGATTAGAGAAGAAAACTTCGATCCAGAACATCCACACAGAGTTCGATTTAGAAGGGATTATAGTGCGTTAAGTGCACGTTCTCACGTTTCTACAACACAATCAGAGGAGTTTGAAAACTATGAGATAGCTCACTTCCGTTTATTAACAGATACAAATTTCTTACCATATGGCCGTTCATTAATTGAACCAGCTCGTAAGGTTTGGAAGCAAGTTACTTTAATGGAAGATGCGATGTTAATTCATCGTATTATGAGAGCTCCAGATAAGCGTGTATTTAAGATTGACGTAGGTAATATTCCTCCACACGAAGTTGATGCTTATATGGAAGTTATCATCAACCAAATGAAAAAGGTACCTTTCGTAGATCCTGAAACAGGTCAATACAACTTAAGATTCAACATGCAAAACATGTTAGAAGATTTCTACTTACCGGTACGTGGATCTGAGAGTGGTACAAGTATAGAGCCTTTATCTGGTATCCAGTTTGATGCAATTCAAGATATAGAGTATTTGCGTAATAGGTTACTAGGAGCTTTAAAAATACCAAAAGCTTATATTGGGTATGAAGAGGATACTAGTGGTAAAGCAACTTTAGCTGCACAAGACTTCCGTTTTGCAAGAACAATAGAAAGAATACAAAGAATCATTGTTTCGGAATTATACAAAATTGCAATCATACACTTATACAGTCAAGGCATAACTGATTCAGAATTAGTAGACTTTACACTAACTTTAACAAGCCCATCTACCGTATACGAAAAAGAGAAGGTAGAACTGTGGACTAGTAAAGTAACATTAGCTGGTGACATGATGGAGAAAAGATTGTTTAGCAGAGCGTGGATATATGAAAACTTGTTCAGCATGTCCGAAGAAGAATATCTTGCAGAACAAGAAAGAGTTGTGGCTGATGCAAAAACTGAGTTTAGATTGGAACAGATTAAGACAGAAGGAAACGATCCACAAAAAACTGGTAAGTCGTTTGGTACACCTCACGATATTGCTAGCTTGTATAAAGGAAATGGTGGCGTACCAAGAGGATATGGTGACGATATGCCAGAAGGAGGTTGGCCAGGTGCTGGTAGACCAGAAGAGCCTGGAACTTACGGAACTCATAAACATCCACTAGGTTGGGACCCAATTGGTGTCAAAGGCAACAGACGAGTGAACGAAATGAAGACTAACAAAACCACTAAGAGCATCTTAGAAGATATCAGCAAGAGTTTTGCAATAAAAGAAACAATTCAAGCAAATACTCCATCTGAAAAAGATGAGAATACTGGTTTATTATCTGAATCCAACCTATTAGACATATAATCCATATATTTATATTTAGATGAAAAAGTCAAGTCACTCTAAGATTAAAAATACAATAATTCTGTTTGAATTATTAAGCAGACAAGTAGCTTCTGACACTATTAAGGGAGTCGATAAGTCGCCTGCCTTAGAGACTATTAAAAAGTTTTTCAAACACAATACAACTTTAGCAAAAGAGTTGGTGTTGTATCAAACATTGGTGAATGAGTCATACAGAAGTAAGGATAAAGCAAACTATCTAATTTCAACTGTATCAAAGCTTCGCAGAAAGTTAAACACAGAGGAGTTGAAAGTTCAGAAGTATGAGCTGATAAAAGAGATCAAATCCAATTATAATTTGACAACCTTTTTTAATACAAAGCTGCCGGAATACAAGCTATATGCATCTATTTACAGAGTATTGGAGGGTGTAGCAATCACTACAGCAGCAGAGGTAGTAGAAAGCAAATTTACTATATTAGAGCATTTAACACGAAACGTAAAAAGTATTAAGGCTGAAACTAAGATGATTTCAGAATACGTTCAACAAGATGAAGAAGTTCGTTTACTTGCCTATAAGTTGATGATTGATAAATTTAATGATAAGTATAGTGCTTTATCAACAAAGCAAAAGTCTATCTTAAAAGAGTATATCAACAACGTATCAAATAATACAACACTTCGTGATTTTGTGGTAAAGCAAGCTTTAGATATTAGATTAACTTTAGAAAGTTTACTACCTAAAGTAAAAGACAAAATCACCAAAATAAAACTAACAGAAGCTGTTTCTTTAACTAAAAAATATGAAAAGCTAAAAAGTATAAAAGAGGAGAACGTCCTATCATTATTACTTTATCACGAACTTATAAAAGAGTTAAAAGATGCAACGAAATAAACACAGCGAAATCAAGCAATATATAAAAGAAACTGCAAAGAAGATAAAACAAGAAGGCAGCACAACAGCCAACGCTCCAGGCTTTTTATCTGCAAAAGCTTTTGTAGGTGATGAGGATGCTGAAGGTAGCGAAAAGGGAATGGCCGCTGGTGCACCTTATTTAGACAAGGCTCCAGATGAAAATAAGCACTTTGTAAAGCTACATGAAATAAGCTATAAAGCTTTTAAAGAAGATACATCAAAAACAGATATACAAAAAGTCAACACAGCAATTTTAGAGATTAATAAGCGTATTCGTGAAATCAACAGAATAATGGATCACTCAATGCGTTTAAAGACAGAGTCTAACATAGCAGATGCAAAGTTGTGGAAAAAGACAAATGAGGCTTTAGTAAAAATAAGCCAACGTATGTCTGAAGCAGCTAAGAAAACTAAAAAGTTTGCAAACTTGAAAGAGATACAAACAAACCAAGTTAAAGAGCGTATGCATAAGTTGCTAGCAACAGCAGGAATAAATATACAGTTAAATGATATTGAGGTTGATAGCCAAGATGGATCACACACAATAGATGTATATATTGGCGGTGAACCTTATGGGTTTGACTTAGATAACAACATACTATCGTTCCAAGATTGGGACAAAGAGGTGGAGTTAGGTCTATTCAACAAAGATCAGGAAATTGTAGCTGGCCTTAAGAATGTATTAAAATAAGATATTTATAACAAATGAACAAGGGATTACTTATAGATTCAATCGGTGCATTAACCGTTACTCCAGAGCAGATTAATGAATCCATGAATAAAAATGGAGGTCGATTAATATTAAGCGGAGTAATGCAGCGTGCAAAAGCTACAAATCAAAACGGACGTGAGTATCCAAAACACATACTTATGCGTGAAGTTGACAAATATAAGAAAGTGTTTGTAGCTGAAAAGCGTGCATTAGGTGAATTAGACCATCCAGATAGTGCAGTAGTAAACTTGTCAAATGTTTGCTTAAATGTATTAGACTTATGGTGGGAAGGTGATGATGTAATAGGTAGAATAGAAATACTGCCAACACCATCAGGAAACATTGCTAAAAACTTACTTGGAGCAGGTATTCGTTTAGGAATTAGCTCAAGAGGGATGGGTAGTGTAAAAAACATTGGTGAAGGCAAAGTAGAGGTTCAAGACGACTTTGAGATAGTTTGCTGGGACTTAGTAAGCAACCCATCAACACAAGGTGCATTTATGAATAACCTGAATGAGTCGGTAGGTGCTAAGACAAACAAATTTTCAAAAGTAAACTCACTAATCAGTGATATAATATCGGTAATGTAATATGGGAATGAAGCTAAAAAATATAGTTGAAAATATCAACAATAAATTAACGAAGGAAGAAAAATCTATTTTCTTACAAGAGGTTGCTAAATACAATGAGTATGGTTCAGCAATCTACAGATCTGAAGATTTAAAGAGAGTTGCAGAAGCAATATCCAACTTAGTAAATACTGCAGAAAGAGTAACTTTAGAAGAGACTCAAGATTGGTTTGATGAGATTACAGTTAAGCGTAATTTAAAAACTATTAAAGACAGCACAAATCAATTCAATAAGACTGTTAGTGAGATTAGTAAACTACAACAACGTTTAGAATCTTTATACGAAGAAATCGGACACAATCTTAGCAGATATTATGAAATTAAGTAAGAATAATGCAACTTTAATTAAGCTGGTTGATTTAATACCGCTTCGTGAAGCAGAAGAGGCTGGAGCAGAAGAGGAAAATCCATTTGGAGGTGCCGATGATGCCGAAAAAAAGGATTCTGGTGAAGAAGAAAAAGAACCAGCTAAGAGTGAAGCACCTGCAGGAATAATGGTTAAGTTTAACCGCTCAGCCGTAAAGCGTTATAATGATCAACCATTCTTAGGAAACCAAGGACAGGTTGCATCAATAGATAAGAACGGTATAGTGGTTAAAATGCCTAACGAAGTCGAAATCCTAGTCAACTTCAGCGATATAATCTAGCATTATAAAAAATATTTTACAGAAACCCACCTTTTTGGTGGGTTTTCTTATTTCCGGAGATATGTATAAGTAAATACGCCATTCTCCTATATGGCGGTCAATTATTGTATCCAATTGCAACTCAAATAGTTGTACAATCAAAAAAAATTAATCAAATGAACAAATTGTTAAAAGACGCAATCGCAGATGCAAAAGCTGTGCGTGAAACAGCACTTGCAAACGCAAAACTTGCTCTAGAAGAAGCGTTCGCACCAAAACTACAATCAATGTTATCTCACAAAATTAAAGAAGAGATGATGGATGATGAAGAAGAAACTAAAGTTGAAGGTGAGGAAATGTCGGATGATGAGCAAATGGAAACTCGCATGAAAGAGTTAGCTGGTCTAGCTGAAGAAGAAGACGAGGAAATGGGTTCTGAAGAAGACTTCGAATCCGAAGAAGAAATGGGTTCTGAAGAAGAAGAAATGGGCTCAGAGGATGAAATGGGTTCTGAAGAAGAAATGGGTTCTGAAGAGGACTTTGAATCTGAAGAAGACTACTCTGACGAAGATGAGGACTTAGAAGAAATCTTACGTGAGTTAGATGCTGAAGAGTCTGAAGAATCAGAAGAAACTATGATGGAAGCTGAAGAGGAAGAAGAGGAAAAAGAAGCCGTAGACGAAGGTGAAGGATCAGAAGAAGATGAAGAAGTTAACTTAGACGAGTTAATCCAAGCTTTACGTGAAGAAGAGGGTGACGAAGAAAAAGAAGAGGAAGAGCCTGTTGAAGAAGCTAAGAAGATGAAGAAAATGAAAGAAGACTTAGAAGAAGCTTACAGTGTTGTAAAATTCTTACGTAGCAAACTTTCAGAAGTAAATTTATTAAACGCAAAACTTCTTTATGTAAATAAGTTATTCCGTAAGAATGGATTAACTGAAGCACAAAAAGTAAAAATCGTTGAAACCTTTGACCGTGCAAAATCAGTTCGCGAAGCTAAGTTAGTTTACGCAACCTTATCAGAGTCAATGGTGTCAAAACCAGTAGCTCCAAAAGTATCAACCAAAAAAGCAGTAACTGAAGGTTTTGCTTCTAAAGCCAGCAAGAAGACAAACATTATTACTGAAGGTGATAAGCAAGTTAACAGATTTAAAGAATTAGCTGGTATTATTAAATAAAAAACCAAAAAACAATGAATAATTTATTCGAAAACATCAAAACCGAAAACAGATCTGCCGAGAACAGAGCTTTAGTTAGCAAATGGGGTAAGTCAGGTTTGTTAGAAGGCTTAAAGAACGAGCACAAAGGTACAGTTGCTGTTCTATTAGAAAACCAAGCAAAGCAATTAATTAAAGAAGGTTCTGCTACAACTGCTGGTACCGCTGGTGCTGGATTTGAGCAATGGACTGGTGTTGCTTTACCATTAATCCGTCGTATCTTCGCTGAGATCGCGGCTAAAGAATTCGTTAGCGTTCAACCAATGAACTTACCATCAGGTCTAGTATTCTACTTAGATTTCAAATATGGTACTAACAAGAGGCCTTTTGGATTCGATCCAACTGGTAAAAACCAAACAGGTACTTTACAAGGTATCACTTCACAATCTGGTGCTCCTACAGACGGTTTATATGGCGCAGGTCGTTTTGGATATACATTCAACACTAACACCTCAGCTTCAATAACTTTTTCAACAGGTTCAATCAGCGTTGCTGACGTAAACTACGATGGTGCTTACACAAGCTCATTATCAAACTACAGATTAGTAACTGCTACTTTCCCTGCTGATTCAGACATTGATGCTGTAAGAGCTATCACTGTTGTTTCAGGTTCAACTCCAATCGCTATTGAGTCTGCTTTCACTAAGAAAGTTGGATCAAACGTACAATTCATCGTACTTGCATCTCAATTAGGTGGTTTAACTACTGCTGGTGCATTCACTGGTGAAATCAAATACGTACACCAACCTACTAACGATGACCGTGGTGATTTCGAAGCTAAGCCAGTATCAGCAACTAACCGTAACGTTGACACAGACTTAAACATCCCTGAGATTGAATTACAAATGCGTTCAATTCCAGTAACTGCTAAGACTCGTAAGTTAAAAGCAAGCTGGACACCAGAATTCGCTCAAGACTTAAACGCTTACCACTCAGTAGACGCTGAAGCTGAATTAACAGCAATGTTATCTGAATACGTATCAATGGAGATCGACTTAGAAATCTTAGATATGTTAATTTCAGCTGCTTCAACAACTGAATACTGGTCAGCTAAAGTTGGTCAAGAGTGGAATACAGGTACAAACGCATTCACTACTTCACAATTCACTGGTCAAGCTTATATCCAAGGTACTTGGTTTGCAACTTTAGGTACTAAATTGCAAAAAGTAAGCAACGAAATCCACAGAAAAACTTTACGTGGTGGTGCTAACTTCTTAGTAACTTCTCCAACTGTATCAACTATCCTTGAATCAATCCCTGGATACGCTGCTGATACTGATGGTGAAAAAATGAAGTATGCAATGGGTGTACAAAAAGTAGGTGCTTTAACAAGCCGCTACCAAGTATACAAGAACCCATACATGACTGAAAACACAGTATTAATGGGCTTCCGTGGTTCTCAATTCCTTGAGACAGGTGCTGTATACGCTCCATACATTCCATTAATGTTAACTCCACTTGTATATGATCCGAACAACTTTACACCTAGACGTGGTGTTATGACCCGCTACGCAAAAGTTGTTACCCGCCCCGAATTTTACGGAAAAGTATACGTAGCTGATTTAGGCATAGTATAATCTAAACTAAACAAATAAATAAAGAGCTCTAGCACTGCTAGAGCTTTTTTTGTTTATATAGTTTGATAGTTCTACGGTATATTTATATTAAAGTTCTATGGAAAAGCATTATATATACAAACTAACAAGTCCAAGTGGAAAAGCGTACATTGGACGAACAACAAACTTTAATAGCAGGTTAACAAGACATTTACACAAAGCAAGAAGTGGCTACCAACATCCACTATATGATTCAATTCGAAAACATGGTTGGGACAACTTTATAAAAGAGGTTGTAGCTGAGGTGGTGGGAGATGACATAGCGTACGAAACAGAGCTGCTATTCATCAAACTATTTGACACTGTAAACAATGGACTTAACCTACAGTATAATACAAAGGATGGAGGAGATGTTTGGGCAAATAGAAAAGACACCTCAGAATACATGGCTTTTGTAGAAAAGATGAAGTCTATAAACAACCAATCTAAGATGCATGGTAAAAAGCACTCCGACCAAGCAAAAGCAAAGCAAAAAGCAGCAGCTGTTGGTAGATATAGCTTAGACTGGTTTATACAAAGACATGGGTTAGAAGAGGGTACTAAAAAATACGAAGAACGAAGATTGTTTTTAAAAAATCGCAATTTAAAGAAGGATGGGAGTGGGTGGTTTGTGTCATAGAGTTTTCAGACTTACACAAACTATTTATAAGAAATAGTTTACGTATGGATAACCCACAACCGAAGATTTCGAATCTCGAAAAAAGAAAACCAAAAAACCCAATTAGGTTTAAAATTGAACTTAATGACGAACAAAAGTTAGCAAAGGCTTCTATCTATGAAAACCCAGTAGTTTTATTAAAGGGAGCAGCCGGTAGTGGTAAAACATTAGTTGCATGTCAAACTGCCTTAGACATGCTGTTTAAACGTGAAATAGAGCGTATTGTAATCACAAGACCAACTGTAGCGAGAGAAGAGCTTGGATTCCTTCCAGGCGATTTAAAAGAGAAGATGGATCCATGGTTAGCACCCATTTATGCAAACCTTTATATGCTGTATAATAAGGAGGCTATTGACAAACTAGTTCAAGACAATACTATTGAAATTGCTCCATTTGCTTTTATGAGAGGTAGAACTTTTGCAAATAGCATGGTGATTGTAGATGAGTGCCAAAACATAACTCATGGTCAAACAGAGATGGTTTTGGGAAGATTAGGAAAGAATGGTAAGATGGTTTTTTGTGGTGATCTAACTCAAACGGATTTAAAAAACAAAAAAGATTCAGGAATAGCCTTTTTTACTAGAATTGAAGAAAAAGTGAAGGGTGTTAAAATACACACATTAAAAACTAACCATAGACACGAAATTGTTGAGTCAATTTTAGAGGTTTATAGCGAGTATAGAGATATTAGCTGATATTTATATACGCACACAATAACAGAGTAAAAATATGAAGATGCCAATCTCTTTTGACCAGTTCTCAAAAGATCCCGTTAAAGGGTTGCTATTTATTGTATTAATAGCTATCGGTTACTTATATGTTGATGGTAAGATGAATTACCAACAACAAATATCTAAACACGAAGCAAAAATAGTAGTGTTGGAAAACAAAGTAGAATTATTAACTACAGCCTTAAAACGTAGTGACAGCGCTTTAGCTGTGACTGTAACCAAACTAGAAATTTTAACACAGATTAAAAAGTAATGAAGACAGTACTAGCATCTATTCTACTAGCATTATTAGTAGTAGCAACATCCACACCAGCTAAGGATGAAAAAGAAAGCGTTAATGTGGATGAGATTCTATCAAAAAGTCAAACCAACCTCAGCAAAGCAACTACAGTAACCAAGTTAGCTGATCAACAGCAGAAAGAAAAAATGGTTGAAATACTTGAAACTGTAGAAAAATTACAAGCTGAAAAGTGTAAACTACAATTAGAATTAAAACAAGCAAAAAATGAGCAACAAGCTGCTGAGCATATTGATAATATGCCTATTGATACTGGGGAGCAGTTTCAGCTATTCCCAGAGAATTAGGGTTATAGGTGGTGATACAGTTATTACATTTACAAAAGATCAAGCAAAGGCTGTAAACGACACTTTTACTTCACAAAGACAAGCTATCTACAAATTAAAAATTCAAGATAGTTTGAATCAAGTAAGTAGAAAGCATTGTCAAGACAGTTTGCAAAATATACGAAACAAGCCTACTCAAAAAAGTGCATTGGGTTGGGACGGATGGTTGTTTCTCACAACACAAGGGATAGTGTTTATTTTAATCGTAACCTACGGAACATAGGTGAGATAGATCAATTAGCTGCATATTTATAAGAAAACTAATACAATGAATATAGCAGTTTGGCCAGGTTCAAGTTCATTTACAGCATTATCAGCATCATACTATAATGGTAGTAGCTCTATAAAACCTACACCGTTTGGATACTATGATGGAGATCCTCAATTCAAAACAGATGCAGATAGTGTATCTGATTGGTGTGCAAAAAGACTTGGATATCCAATATCTCAGGTAGAATTGCAAGACGTAAATTTTTATGCATGTTTTGAAGAAGCTGTTACTGAATTTGGGTCAATAGTTAACATGTATAATGCTAAAGACTATATGCTTAGTCTTATGGGCACACCCACAGCATCAAACATTCAAAATAGAGTACTTTCACCAAGCCTTGGTAGAACAATAGAGTTAGCAAAAAATTATGGAAGTGAAGCGGGTAGTGGTGGTAATGTTGATTACAAAAAGGGATACATAGAATTACAGCCTGGAGTTGTAACCTATGATTTAGATGTTCTATGGGCTAATGTAAGTGAGAGTGGATCTCGTATAGAAATTAAACGAGTATTCCACGATGTAACACCTGCGATAGCAAGATACTTTGACCCTTATGTAGGAACTGGAGCTGGTACTCAACAGTTGTTAGACAGCTTTGGTTGGGGCTCATACTCTCCAGCTGTTAGCTTCTTAGTAATGCCTCTATACGCGGATTTATTAAGAATGCAGGCTATCGAATTAAATGACCAAATAAGAAAGTCAAGTTTCAGCTTTGAATTAAGAAACAACAAATTAACAGTGTTTCCAGTACCAACGTCTGCATTTAGATTGTGGTTTGATTACGTTGTAATAAAAGATAGAGACAACCCTTTAAAGATTGAAGAAACTGGTTTAATAAGTGATATTACTAATATTCCTTATAGCCAATTAACATACTCATATATCAATCCAGTTGGAAAGCAGTGGATTTATAAATACACTCTAGCCAACAGTAAAGAGATGCAAGGAAATGTTAGAAGTAAGTATGCGTCAATTCCAATACCAGGAGCTGAAGTAACCTTAAACGGTGCAGATTTAATTGCACAAGGAAGAGAAGACAAGACCAACTTGCTTCAAGATTTAAAAGATATGCTTCAAAGCATGACTCGTCAAGGTCAAATGGAACAAGAAACAGCAATCGCTGCAGCAATGCAGACAACTTTATCAAAGATACCATTAAAGATTTATATAAAATAACATGGCACTTTTTGGAAATAATAGAGACATTGCATTTTTTAAAAACATCAATAGGGAGTTGTTGGATGACATTATTCAACAAGAGGTTGATTTTTATCAATTGTCACTAGCTGACACCGAATCAAATATGTATGGTGAAGCTTCAAAAGGTAGAGTATATTATAGACCGGTGAGATTAAGTTGTTTGATTGAAAGAGAAGATATATTATCAAACCAAGATGACCAATTTGGTATTGACGTAACACAAAACATAGTGTTTAAGTTTTTCAAACCAAAATTGCGTGAGTTAAGCTTAGTGCCTAAAACAGGTGATATTATAGAAGTGAGAGGAAACTACTACGAAGTGGATAATGTTAATGAAAACCAATTCGTTTTAGGAAAGGATAATGACTACGGTAAAAACGTAGGATCAGACTTTGGCGAAAGCTTTAGCATAATTTGTATAACTCACTTAGCACGTGTTTCAAGATTACAAATAGTAAAAGGAAGAGATTAATGGCAAAAACAAATAAAACGTTACCAAAAACACAATACGAAATCTCTAGAGATACTACAAAACCTATCTTCAATAGAGCAAACGAAGTATCACGAGCTGATGATACTTTGAAGGAACTTTCTATTGGTTTAAGTGATCACGACTACGCCATTCAGTACTATTTTCAAAATGTAATCAAACCTCAAATAAATGATGCAGGAACGATTAGAGACGTCCCTGTTTTGTATGGGGCTCCAGAAAAATGGAAAAACATACAGACGGATGGATATTTGAGAGATAAGCAAGGTAAAATACTAACACCTTTAATTGCTTTCAGAAGAACTGGAATCACAAAAAATAAAACATTAGGATCAAAGGTTGATGCTAACAATCCAGCTGTTTATTACACACAACAAAAAAGATATACACCACAAAACAGATACGATCAATTCAGCGTATTAACAAACAGCAAGCCTATACAGACGTTTATAAACACTGTAATGCCTGACTATGTTGAACTTACATATGAAATAATAATCTGGACAGAGCATGTAGAGCAAATGAATAAGATTGTTGAAGGTGTTTTATATACGGAAGGAAGTTATTGGGGAGAGAAGGAGAGGTTTAAGTTTAGATCTAAGATAGATAGCTTTACAAACACTACAGACCTATTACAAGATTCTGAGCGTATTGTTCGCACAAACTTTACCTTAACCCTTTATGGTCAAATTGTTCCAGACGGTTTAGTAAAACAATTAAGCAATAGACTAAGCACCAAGACATTTAGTCCAAGGCAGTTGGTTATTGAAACTGATGTGGAGGATAAACCTATTACGGTAGGAGCAGTTGAAAAGGCAGCAGTATACACACCATCAACATCTGGTGGTTCACGACCAAGTAGTGTAAACGCACTAACTATAGCTTACCTAAATACAAACAAGTCAATAGAAAGAACAAGTATTTCGGTACCGGACACAGCAACCTTTACAGCAGAGTTTTTACCAGCACCGTCAGGAATGCCAGCAACAGATTTAAGTAACTTTACGTTCTTTGTTAATGGACTATTTATCGAACCAAGTGCAATAGCTAGCTTCACAAATCCATCAGCAAACACGTGTGTGTTGGTTGTGGATACAGCAGAATTAGGTTTCACTTTACAGGCAGATGATGAGCTTGTAGCAATAGGAAAATTTAAATAATATGGCAAAACCAAGAGTAGAACAGTTAAGAGGAGTTTTAGGAAACTCGGGCTCAGTTGAGTTGAGCGGTAGTCTTACTATAAAGCAAGACTCTACAACTCATTCTGCATTGATAGTGAGTGGTTCAGCCGAAATAATGGATACAATCATAAACAATGCAATCGTTAGTGCATCTTTATCTATTCAAAATTTAGGAAAGTTGGGAGATAATGGTGTTATAGATTGTGGGAATTTTTTTTAATTTACGCATTTATAAACTATTTATAATAAAACAACATGTCGCAAATAATATTACATAGACGCGGTCATCTTAGTCAAATACCTTCAGACCCTAACAACATTAGAGAGGGTGAAATTATATTTGCAAGTGGTAGCATAGTCGCTTATCAACAGAATGGATCAACAACCTATATAAGTGCTTCTTTATCTTTTATAGGTACAAAAATTGGATCAAATAATGCTCCAAAATATATTCCATTAACAGATGTTTTAAAAGGTCCTGGCCTACCAAGCATCGATACAGCAACTTACGGAACTAAGTTGGATGGTATTTTATGGGAAGATACGACTTCAAACGTATTGTACAGAATAGTTGCCAGTAACGAAGCTATTGCGACTGGATCACACGTACAACTGTCTGCAGAGATATCTGGTGATATTCTTGCTTTAACAGGTAGTTGGTATAACACAACTAACAATGTAGGTATAACTGGTTCTTTTGCTGTAAGTGGTTCAATATTTGCAAACAACATTACAAACGGATATCCAGCAAATCCTTGGGGAACAGACTTACAAGGCTCTTACTTTAATAACTTCAACGCGCAAACAAACGCGTCAGATATTTTAAGATTTATTGCTGGTTTATTAAGTGCCTCAGCACCTGACGCATCTCCAAACACAAGAACATGGGGAAGCTTACAAACAACAGCAACAAATAACACAGCAGGATCAAAGCCAGCTGGAGCCGTTCCTCAAAACTCTACAAATTCAAGCATCGCTTATTTAAAGCTAAAAGGGTTTGCATCTGAAAGTGTTCAACTATTTTATAACGTAGGTAGTGTGTTTAGTAACATAAGCTACACAAACACCTACTCAAGTGTAGCAGCAGGTTCTACAGTTGTATCAAGCTCTGTAGATGCTCAATTGTTTGGATTAGGTTCAATACTGAGTGGAACAACACCAAGTACTTTCTTTGTAAGTGGTGGATTTAGTTGGTTCTTCTCAGACAACTCAAGCCAAACTTTAACTGCACAAAGTGCTTCACAAAACTTACTAACAGCCAACACTTTTGGAACAACAAATGGTCTAACAATTGGTAGAATCAACACAGTTAATCCTGCCGTAATTCCACCTGCATACCAAGATGGAAAGTTTAGTAATATATTTAGTTCAACTTTATTTAACGGTGGTATAATTGGAACAAACATAAGTTCATCAGGATACTACCATATATCAGCTTCTATAAGAATTGCAACAGGCTCGAGTGCATACTCACCAGCTCTTGCTTCTAACACAAGTGTGTTTTATCTACCAAGTTCAATCGACTCTGGATTAGGAACTAATACAATCTCATTTAGTAATTTTGGATTCCAACCATTAACAGCAACGTCTCGTTCATTGAGTGGTGCTCCTTACTTACAAACTGCTACTTGGAACGCATCTGCATCTGTTTCAGGAATTGCAAGTCCGCTTTATGTAATAAACGGAACTTTAGCAGCTATGTCGGAAGCAGATCCACTAGTAACTCTAACAGCAGCTGTAGGTGGTGCAATAACAGCAGCTACAAACGCATCTGGTTTAATATCTACAGCCAATGCTGTATTTGATTCAACAGGTGTAACAGCAAGAAGTGTTTCAACAATTCCATTTGAAACGGATATTGCAAAATTAACCGGTAGCTTATCATTTAACGCAGGCACCTCAGAAAACATTAACCAAACTGGATTAGGTACAACAACATTCAATCTATCAACAGTTGGTAATACAAGAGCTGGAACAACAGGTGGCACAAATACGCAAACTATCAGCTACCATGCAGCAGGTACATTTGGACAGCCATCAGCTTCAGGATCTTTAGCATACTATGGACGAGCTCAAAACTTTGATGGTGGAAGCTTAACAGGTCTATCAGAAGCTTTCTCAGGAGAAGCTTATCGTATTGTATTAAACGACAACGTATTATCTTTCACAGGAACTCCTTGGAACACATCATCATTCCAAGATGGATTAGGATGGAGAGACTTACAAGTTAAGCCTGGATTCTTAGTAAGACCTGGTGGAACTTATAAATACTGGTTAAATGATCCAGACTCAGGTCAGGATTACAAATACTATATTAGAAGATTTAGAACTGATGGTGGCACTAAGCAAAACTTATTCTTAGACCTAGGAACTACTTTAGTTGGATGGGACTCAACCTCAAACGGTGTAGCCGCTGTAGTTCTATTTGAAAGTTTTAATAGCAGTGTAGTATCACCAGCAAGAATAGTTGACCCAACTAAATTGGTTAACAACTTTATTGCAACTTACACATCGGGCTCTGCTGGAACAAATCCATTTGGTGTATCTATAGATTACTATGGAAATACAACTGGTGCTTTAACAGGAACAAATTATAGAATACCTATGAGAAGTTCGGATGGAATATTCTTAAATAGTACCTACGATGAGTATTATGTAATAGTACGCTACAAAGGTGATCCAGCACCAATATCATCAATAACCGTATCATATAGTTAATAAAAATGGCATTAGATAAAGAAATAAAATCAAGTAGATTATTAGCATCAAGAAGATATACACACGACAGCTTTAGTGATGCTCAAGAAGCTTTTACACAGACTATAGACATCGGTGCTGGTGAAGTATTGACTGACGTATCTGCAATACCAACAGCTTCATTACCTTTTTCAGGATCATCACAAAACGGTAGCATATTTCAAAGTGGTAGTCTGAACATTGCTAAATACTGGTACAGACAAAAGCTAACTAGATCAACAATCATATCCGGTAGTAAGAGTGAAGTTTGGTTCTTCTTAGATCCAGCTGGTGTTGATGCTGGTGTCGATGCACAGTTAGTTAACGCAAACCAACAAACAAACTTTATATCGCCAAAGTATTCAATACCTGCATTAGCAAATGCTAGTACTGAAGATAATCCAGCGGGTTATAAGGTAAAGGTTTTTGTATCATCAAATCCATCAGCTCCTGCAGACACTGATGTAATATCAGACAACAACTTTGTTTTTGATTATAAGACAGGTGTATTACAGTTTGTATCTAACGCACTATCACCATCAACAACTCAATACGTTTACGTTTCTACTTATCAATATGTAGGTAGAACTTTACAATCTCAGTTGAAGGATGGATCGATTTCTGGTAATACAACATGGGATAGTATATCAAACAAGCCAACTGGACTTGTATCAAGCTCAGCTCAAACAGTAGCAAATCTAGCTGGACAAACCGTAACAGTTGGAACGTTGGTTGCAGAAACCTACATTGTAAGTTCATCAGTAACTTATATAACAACAAGTTTTAGTAGCGGTTCAACTCAATTTGGTGATACCTTAGACGATACGCATAGATTCTCAGGCTCGTTGTATATAATATCATCACAAAGTTTATACCAACCTAACATATCACCAGGAGATGCCGAATTTATTCTCTTTGTTGATTCGGGAAGTGGAGCTTTAACTTATAAAAATACAATAGACGGAGGTTCTTTTTAAAACTAACTCATATTTATAAGAGGCTTACATAAGCCTCTTTTTTTATATCCATATATATGGCTCAGAATATTATTTTAAAACGTAGTGCTGTTCCTGGCAAGATGCCAGACACTGGATCTCTGCAGGTAGGGGAACTAGCCTTAAATACTTACGATGGTAAGGCATTTATTAGGCAATCGGGATCGTTAGATAAGATTGTAACCTTAGTAGCGATAGATTCTAATGGTGTTTTAAACGTAACTGAGTCATTAACCTTAACAGGTAGTTTATTAGGAACTGCTTCATTTGCAAGAAGTGCCTCTTGGGCACCGTCTTCACTAGCATTTCCGTTTACCGGCTCAGCTGGTATAACGGGAAGTTTAAGTGTAGTAGGTCCTACAATCTTACAAGGAAACGTTACCGTAACAGGTTCTATATTTGTTACGCAGTCACATATATCCACAGTTGATTATATCGACTATACAATAAACCCACCAACGCCTGCTCACTTAGAAGGAAGAACACATTGGGACCAAGACCGTAAAACACTACAGATCGATACTGACGTAAATAACTTTGTTGTTTCTGCAGGTCACGTAACTGTTTTAAGGGGAAGAAATACAAACTCTTTTACATTAACTAAAGGAACAGTTGTTTTTGTTAACGGTAATTCGGGCCAATTTGCTACATTCGGAACTGCGAGTTGGGAAAATGATGCCAATTCAGCATACACTATTGGTATCGTAGCTCAAAATATAAATGCTAATCAATTCGGTTATGTAGTAACCGATGGAGAAATTACCGATATTAACACCAACGGATTTGCACCAGCAACATTGCTATATCTATCTTCTTCAGGTCAATACACAAACGTTAAACCAACACCTCCCTATCATACAGTAAGATTGGGGCAAGTAGTAGTGTCCTCTACTAGCGGTATACTACAAGTTAAAATTGATAATGGTTATGAACTTGGTGAATTACACGATGTATTAGATACAACAACAACATCATCATATGGAGATTTATTAGTTAAAAGCGGTAGTTTGTGGATTAATACAAGACAGTTAACTGGTTCATATTCAATAACCGGTTCACTAACTGTGTCTGGTTCTGTAAATGTAACAGCAGGTATAACAGGTTCTCTATTAGGAACTGCTTCATTTGCTTCAACAGCATCTTTTTCATCAACAGCATCATTCATCGATGTAACAGGTTCAAATGCTTTTGTTCAAGGTGGTAATAGTTTTGGCGCAGGCGCTGTATTAGGAACAAATGATAATCAATCTCTAATATTAGAAACGAGAGGTTCTGCTAGGTTAACCATAACAAACGCAGGTATAGCTCGTTTTTCACGTACAGGTAGTGGTAACTTAGTAGAATTATATGATAATAACAATAATATAGTTACTCGTTTTCTTAATAATGGTCAAGCTGTTTATACTGAGGCT